ATATAGATATAGATAGATTAGTTGATTAGTTATTAGTTTAGTTAGTTAGAGAGCAAAAGTTAAATTCCAGTAGCCTTTAGATGGTTAAGCCCCGCAACACCCCCAAACCCCCCAATACTTTTCTCTCTCTAACCGGAAAACCCAACTAATTGACTAAAGTCTTTAAAAACAACAACTTGCGCTCACTTTCGCGAACTAATTTCCGAACTAATTTCCCCGCCCCGCAAACTAATCGCCAAACTACAAAACACAGGCGTAGAAAGTCCGCCACGTAATCACCCAGCCAGAAAGTCCGCCACGTAATATTTAGACAGCCCCGCATGCACTTTAGTTCGTCCCGTTTTGCCCCTGTTTTCTATATGCCATGACTTGACATCGACACCACAACATGCTACAATGTACCCATCAAGTCGAGAAGCGCCCCAAGCAGACCGATTTGATAAAGCGCTAATCCCACGGGATTAGCAACTCCCTCACTTATTTACGTATCACTGGAGATCATCATGACAACTAATGCACAAGTTGCCGCACGCTTTGCGTCTGCGGCTAAAAAGCTTGTCGGTACTGAAATGCGCGGTTTGGGTATAGGCACCAACATGTCTGCACGCAACCCGACAATTCACCAATCCCACAGCCTCAACATTGAATCCTTCGGGCACTTCGATGTTTTAGCCGTAGGCTATTCATACAGCACAGAAGTTGCTCAGTTAGTGCACAACCAACACACAGACAACGTTGAGCTATGGATGCACGTCAATGGATTCTCACCCACGACCAAACGTCACAAGTCGCTGTATTTCAACGCCTTCATCGAGCAACAAAAGGATGCGGGCTTTTCCTATGATGAAGCAGTCAAAAAGGTTTACCGCACCGGTTGCTTCGAGGGTACGTACCGCACACGTTACAAGTGGAATGCCAACGGGGGTGATCTCATGTCGCAATCACTGACAAAACCACATCGTGCAGAAGCATGCCAGTACGGCCAGAACTACGACGAGGCCATGGAAAACTTAGAGACGGCCGCCATGCGTCCGCGGTTGCGTGATGAGACAAGGTTTGCACTTTTAGACCATGCACGGGTTCACCTTCGCACTTGCATTCGCAACGTGTCACAAGACATTCACCCCCACTCAGCCGTGGCGTCACACTTCGACAACCCTGCGTTCTTGGACGCATGCAACAACGTGCTTGACTTTATATATGTTGTCTCTGAGTACCCAGTCAAGCAGATGCGTTCCACTGTGGCCGGCTTTGTGTCACTTCACAAAAACTAACCATCAACTAATCCCACGGGATTAAAGGAAACATTATGAAAACGGGGTGGCCTCCGCCCCTGCTCATGCAGGACGACAACCCACAACTCAGCCGTTGGTTCGCAACGCGACCCGATGCACTTTATACATTTAGGAAAAACATCATGACACAAGAGAAAAAGCTCAACAAATACCAGATCACTGTTTATTCAACTGTGACCAAACTACACACTGTACAGGCATCCAGTATTGAGGAAGCCGTCGAGTGTGCCAACGACATACTCAGCCCCATGGAGTTTGGCGACGAGGGTTCAGACTCACACTGGGATCAGACTGTGATTGCCGTCAAGGAATTATCACAACACCGCGAATTGACACCAGAAGAGCTTGCGTTCGTCGAGGCGTATGGCGACGCTGTTGCAGTTGCACCACGGGGAGAGGTTGTGCGCTTTGTTACTTGTGACTCTGAGCACCGCAGTAGCCGTGAGTTTTACGACTCCATGAGCGAGTACTACACATCCATTGCAGATGCCCACGAGGTGTGGTACCAAGCGATTCAGTTTGCGAAAGGACAGAACAAATGACTGACTTAGAACGCATCGTGCACCTCAGGGCGGCACTTAAAAACTTGATTGAGTCCGCTGACCGCTACATCGAGGAAGGTTCATGGATCGAGCACTTGACGCTTGACATTGAGTTTGCCAAAGGTGTTTTGAAATCAACAAAACTTACAAAGGACAAACATGCTCACTAAATGGGAAAAACTAGAACGTGTTGTGTTCCTGCTAGGGTTCATTGTCGTCCTGCTTGACTTGTTTTACTGGAGACCATGATGGCCAACGAATACGTTGTTTACTGGAGACGTGAGGTATTTTGCCGCACCAAGGTCATTGCAGACAGCACAGAGGATGCACTGATTACCGCGGCTAATAACTTACTGCAAGATGGCGGGCCATGGCGCGACGATGACTTCGACGAACTGGGCCCCGTGAAAATTGACAACATCGAACTTATTGAAAAGGATGTGCTATGACTTTTACTGTATTTGAAACCATTGAATGTGTGATCGGTGAGTTCGCCTTGCCGTACCTAATCAATGCCGATCCGTCAGGACTTGACGACGAGGAACAAACCCTCATTGACGAATGGTTCAGTGCAAGCACTGACGACTGGCGGGATACCGACGACAACTTGTGGGTGTATTCCCACATGGTTGTGATTGACCACTCTCGTGAGGAGTTTGAGTTCGACGAGATCACCGGCCACTACGGCACGACCCAACGTGTCGCTTTGTTTTTTGCACTGAGTAACTAATCCCACGGGATTAAGGAAGGAACTATTATGGGTTACAGATCAGACGTAAAGTACGTCATGTTATTTAATACAGAAGAGAACCGCCAAGCCTTTAAGTTGGAAGCGATGCTCGTTGCCGCTGACATTAACTCTGGGCTTGACGTTATCAACAACGACTGGGACTACCACATCGACAACAGCGATGAGTATCCGTACCAGATTCGCGTGCATTACAACGACATCAAGTGGTACGAGTCAACGCCATGGGTTGACTTGCAGATCAAGCTCATGCAACTTGTGAGTAAAACCTATGAGGGTGCGTTTGTGTTCCTGCGCTTGGGTGAGGAAGACGATGACATCGAGACGCAGACCGATGCATACAACAACGAGGGTGTTTATGTAGACAACTACATTGAGCTAACCCGCAGATCAAACTTTGTTTAAGGATCAATCATGAGACACGAAGACATCACACACGAAGAGATATTCACGCATAAGAGTGGCAAGGTGTACCGCGTGCGTTGGCTACCCGACTATGACGCTGACTCTCCGCTCGAGTGGTCAGACTGCCATGGGATTGTGGTTGAGATGGATTGGAACCCGCTCAGTGAGTACCAGATGGAGCAACACATCCTTGACGAGGAGCCTGAGCTTGAGGAAGAGACCCGCCTGCGGATGCTCAAACCACTGTTCACAAACACCGGCCGCACTGTGCATCGTCTGTACTACGACGTCATGGCAACGCTTGAGGTTGCACGCAAAGACTGGGGACATGTGACGCCCGAGGATTGCATGAAGGCGGTTGAGCAGGACTACAAGTATCTCAAGGGTTGGTACGACGATGACTGGCACTGGGTGCACCTTGAGGTAACGCCCGTGATTGACGGCAAGCCTGACTTCACGCATCAGTACAACGTAGGTGGGTTCGAGAGTTCCCTGCCACTTGACACTGACATGGTTGAGGACAAGATCGCCACGATCAACGAGGCCATCAGGGAACTGGAATGGGAGATACGCGCGTCGTTGCATCCCGGACAGTTAGAGCTACCACTGCACGTCCCCTTGACTTGACACGTGGCCAACAACCTGCTACAATAATGACTATGGACTAGGGGATCGCCCACACCCCTTGCCCTTTCCTAATCCCGTGGGATTAACTTGTTTACTAACTGAAGGAGATTCATCATGGATCAAGCACAAATGTTATCTATTCTTGGCGGCGTGTACGACAAACTTGTGTCGGACGTTGCAGACGCAGTTATCAGCAAAATGAAAGCTGAGACTCAGGCAGTGCTCGCACTTGACCCCGAGACCCTGCGCTCGTCACTCATTGAGTTACTCAACGACGACGACCAGACCCGCGAGGCTGTGTGCAATGCATCGGTTCTTTACATCGACGACCAGATCGAGCAGAAGGTGGAGGACGCGATGAACGACTTCGACTTCGACTCCAAGATCGACGACGTTGTTGACCAGAAGCTCACAGACTACGAGCCCAACTTCACTGGCGGTGAGTTCGAGGAAGCTGTCCGCACTGTCATTCGTGACGCCCTCTAATCCCATGGGATTAGCCCTTTAACTGGAGAAAATTATGTCAATCAAAGATCACGCATTACTCGTGTCACTGTCAGTCAACAAACCACAGATGACTCAGAAGGACAGCAAAGCCACTGCAGATGCAGAGTCTGCCAACAACGCACATGGTGCAGGCCAGTACCGCAAGGACTTGTATCCCAAGTCACTGGTGCAACCCATCAGCCTCATCGAGTCACAAGCTCGTGCCTACATCGAGAGCACCACGTACCCATGGGGCAGAGGCGAGAACATGCTCCCGTCTGCTCGCTTCATGCAGTTTGCTGAGCGCATTGGTAAGTACGAGCTCGAGTTCGACCAAGCTGTGACTGCGTTCCTTAACAACTGGAGCAACGTCATGATGCATGCCCAAGCTAGCCAAGGTGGGCTGTTCGACCCCAGTGCTTACCCAGACCTGACGGACTTGCGTAGTGCGTTCAGGTTCAAGATCAACTACCGCCCCATCACTGACGTGACGGACTTCCGCGTTGCGATGCAAGAGGAAGAGCTTGCCGCACTCAGGCAACAAGTGGAAGAGGCGACCAAGGAATCGATGAACGCTGTTCTGCGTGCACCCCTCGAGCGACTCAAAGAAGTTGTGTCTCGCTTACATGAGGTGACTGGACGCACTGAACGTGTGGCTATCGATAAGAGGACTGGCCGCACAGAAGTACGTGCACCAATCTTTCGTGACTCTGTGTGTGAAAACATCGCTGAGGAAATTAACTTGTTGCATGACTTCGCGGAGATTCTCCCCGACAACATCATCGCACTGGCTAAGACCGTCATCGATACGACGCCACATCCACAACAACTGCGTGACGACCCTGCTAAACGCAAGGAAGTCAACATCCAAACCACTGCATTACTTGCTTCCATCAACTCCATGTTAGAGGACTAAATCATGTCAATCACAGAAAAAACCATTGAACGCCTTGCCAATCAACTCACTAACTTAGGCTGTGATCTCAAGATCATTTCACCCGAGGGCTACGAGTACGGCGAGCTTGTCGTCGCACCCAAGAAAACTACCAAGCCAGTGGTCGATGTGCGCGGTGTTGTCGACTACCGAGCAGTCATTGACACCCTAGGTGTTGGTCAGTCAGCGATCATCCCCTTGCCTGACGGACTACCTATGCAGTCATTGCGTTCATCAGTGTCGTCACGTTGTGCCAAGGTGTTCGGTTCTGGTGCTACAACATCATCGTTGACCAATGACGGCAAGGGCTTAGAAGTCCTGCGTCTGGAGTAATCATGACCAAGCCCGTCACATACTGCATCATTGAGCTTGGTGGTTCTGGGCTTGTGTTACCGACTGACGTAGCTATGCAACTATTCCCGTTGTTGTGTCAAGCTGAAGAGGTAACATACGACTGGACTGCACAGCGCTATAAGCATGTCAAGCGTGAGTCAACTGTGAACAACATGTCGATTCGACAATTTACAACAGCTCAGTACGCTGAGCTTGCACTGAACTCTAACTAAGAGTAAACTGGATGCCTGCCTCACGGCGGGCACTTATTAACCCAAGGAAACTTATGAATTACTCAATCAAACTCGAGATGAACCTCGACGCTAACGCATTGCAAGTGTTGCTTCGTACACTGGACGCAGGCCCTCATGGTCTCATGCGTGGCATGATCGACAACATCATTCAGCAAGCACAAGCTCAAGAGAACGAAGCACGTGCTAAGGCTGAGGCCGCACCGACTGACGTAGTTGACGGCATGCCCGTCACTCCCCTAAACTAATCCCATGGGATTACCCGTAGCCGATGCGGTTCATCGGCACCTTTCAACTTGTTTACTTATAGGAAATCATCATGCGTATTGCACACGTTACCCCCATCCTCGTTAAGCGTTACCTCAACGACAACACACGAGCACGTACAACTTTCTTGCGCGGCCCATCGGGTATCGGCAAGTCCGAGGTTGTCTTCCAGACTAGCAAGCTATTGTCAGAGCACGTTGCCAACTGGCAGGGTGTCATTGACCTGCGCTTAGCGCAGATGGAGCCCACTGACCTACGTGGTATCCCTCATGTTGTCGAGGGTCGCACTAACTGGGCACGTCCTAGTTTCCTACCCGAGTCAGGTGCAGGTATTCTGTTCCTTGACGAGATCACGTCAGCGCCTCCCTCTGTTCAGGCCGCGTCATATCAGCTATGCCTTACACCCGAGGACTTCGGCATTCCCCCAGAGTGGATGATTATCGCCGCCGGTAATCGCAAGACCGACCGAGGCGTGACGTTTAACCTTGCCGCACCACTGCAGAACCGCATGTGTGACATCGACGTCAACACCACGATCGACGACTTCGTTGCTCACGCTATTACCCGTGGCATTCGCCCAGAGATTCTGTCTCTGTTGCAAGACCGTCCTGACTTGTTGCACAAGTTCGAGCCCACTGGTGACATTCGTCCCTTCCCCTCACCACGTTCGTGGTTCGCTGTGTCGCACACACTGGAGCTTGACTTGCCCGTGCAAGATCGCGTTGAACTTATCAAGGGTGACGTCGGTGAAGAGGCGGCCATGATCTTCGAGACACACTTGCGTGTGTGGGAGTCGATGCCACGTATCGAGGACATTCTGCAAGGTAAGGACGTGCCTGTGCCCAAGGAATTAAACGTACGTTATTGCGTCGCAATGGGCTTGGCTACACGTCTCGATGCAACCAACTTCGACAAGGCATGGAAGTTCTTGTCCAAGATGCCCGGCGAGGTGCAGACACTCACCATTAAGTTGGCACACAAGCGCGACCGCACGATCACCAAGAGCTCAGCGTTTACCCAGTGGGCTATCGCTAACCAAGCCGCATTCGCGATGAAATGATCGGCATGGACAAACGACCAGAGTTACGTTGGCAGAACACACCTGTCGGTGCTTGGACTGCCTACGTAGAAAAACACAGAGACTACAAGTCTTACAAGAAGTCGATCGTCAAGCACGTGTTCGCGTACATTCGCCCTGCATACAACACATCTGGGTTACTCGACTCAGATCGTGGGTGGGTTGTGACTCGCAACACGTTCGATGATGTGAAGTCCTTCGATGACTTAGCTGTTGCACGTGTTTACGTTGAGTCGTTGTTTGCATTAGAATACAGCACGGAGTAATCCCGTGGGATTAACTTGTTTACTGATTGGAGAATATTATGAGTAACTTATCTGACCGCATCGATGTAGCCTACAGCAAGCTAGGTCTTCGCGAGTCCTTCATTGCCGCTGTCATGACACGCGTCAAGCGTGAGGTATCTGACAAGGTATCCACTGCCGGTACTAATGGTACATGGGTTCGCTTCAACCCTGCGTTCTGTGATCCACTGAATGACGAGGAGTTGTTCGGCCTTGTGTTGCATGAGGCTTGTCACGTTGTGATGATGCACATGTGGCGTCGCGAGGGTCGTGACCCTAGCCTGTGGAACTACGCCAACGATGCGCTTATCAATGCGTACATCCGTAGCCGTGGGTGGCAGTTACCCAAGGGCGGTGTTGACTTGCGTTGGGTGCGTGAGAACATGTCCTCCGAGGAAGTCTACGCCAAGCTCAAAGAGAATCCTCCGCCTCCCAATGGTGGCTCTGGCTCAGGTGATGGCAAGGGCGATGGTACGCCCAATGCCGGTGGCTTTGACGGCAAGGGTGACCTTGAGGATGCACAAGACGAGGCGACTCGTGTCGACATGGAAGCTACCATTGTTGCCGCCGCCAAGATGGCCAAGGAATGCGGCCAAGGTTCTAGCATGATCGATCGCATACTGGACAATGTAGGTCAGCCCAACGTGCGTTGGCAGGACGTGACTCGTTCCATGATGACTGAATCATCAGCCGCGGACTACACGTACCTGCGTCCTTCACGTCGCTTCATTGGCTCAGGCTTGTACATGCCATCGCTTCGCACTGACTCACTCGGTGGCTTGGCCATTGGCTTTGACACATCAGGCTCGATGGGCCCCAAGGAATGCAACCAGATTGCCGCTGAGATTCAGGCGATCGTTGACGACTTGCAACCATCGTTCGTTGAGGTTGCGTACTGCGACTCATCGGTGACACGTGTCGAGCGTTTCGAGCGCGACGACAAGTTAGAGCTACGTCCCAAGGGCGGTGGCGGCACACGTTTCCAACCAGTGTTCGAGCACTTCGAGAATACCGGCGAGCGTTACTGCGGCATGATTTTCTTCACTGACATGGAGGGTGATTTGGCCGAGTGCGAGGAGCCTGCCTATCCTGTTATCTGGGCCGACATCGGCCATTCCCATCCCAGTGAGCCTTTCGGCACACGGGTTACTGTTGCATTGTGAGAACTATATGAACGCGCCTTTATCCAAAGATATTATGTACCGGCTGACCCGCATCGAGACCAAACTCGTGCGCGGGTTTGAGGAGCTGGGCGTCAACATCGACCAAGACCGCGAGTGGTTGTCCGTCGATGAAGAGAACCTTGTCGTATACGTTTCTACACTGGGACGTTCTATGACTGTGGTGCTGAGCGACATGGCACGGGCAGGTGCTAAGAGTGTCGACAAGTTCTATGACGTCGTCCATCGTGGCGAGGTCGTCGGATCAATCTGTTTTAAACCAATCGTGTGAGGCTTACTATCATGAACCAAGAACCAATCGTTCACCATGGCATCCCCGTTCGCTCGGTGTGCTACCCACGTATCCCCGCAGACGACAGCCGCTTCGTGTGGACTGCCGGTGCAGATGTTCAATCTGTATGGCGTCGCTTCGGATGGAAACCGCTAGAAGAAACAAAAGCGAAAGCAACTCATGACTAAGTTCATAGATATTTGCGAAGCCGTTTGGGCTGATAACGATGCGCTTGAGGACGCCAAAATAACTTTACTAGCAATAAAGAAGGCTGATCCTGAAACGTATGACGAGATGATTGACGCTTGCGTAGCGCTTATTGACGCCGCATTGAGTAAGCATATTACTGCGATGGTCGAAGACGCTATAGAGGGGGAACGGGAAGCGTGCATTGATCTTGTTTTAGGACTGCATGCAGCGCAGATGGGCAATCACAATTATTACCACTACGCCGCCAACGCAATCCGAGAGTTAAGGGTGACAATATGATTAAGTACGACGGGTACGACGAGGCCATCATTGGCCCTGCGTACATGCACCGAGACCATCAGCTAGTACACGTACTTGTTTACGACGCAGAAAAGATACGGGACATACTTATGCGTGATGGCTTAGATGCTGAGCAAGCCCGTGAGTTTATTGAGTTCAACATTGAGGGTGGCTACTTGGGCCCAGAGACACCCGTGTTAGTGTGGCCGAATGATCTTTGGATGGATGAGTTTGATGAAGAGTAATTTTGTAAACAACCACTTGTCAATTGGTAGTGAACAACCAGTACACAAGGCTAAGTTATGCAACAAATGTGAAGAGCTGCGACTGCCAGAGGGCGGCGTACAGATGAACCCCTCACGATGGATTTGTGCTTCGTGTTGGACTAACCGCGTCACGGGACGCAACCTTAAACAAGTAAAGAAAGAACGCAATGACTGAAAGCGCTGACAACATGCAAGTGGGTGGAGCCCACTACAAAGATATGCCTGTGCAACCATGGACTGTGATGGAAGCTGTGATGACGCCCGACGAGTTCCGTGGGTTTCTCAAAGGCAACATTATCAAGTACTCTATGCGTGCCGGACGTAAGGATGGTAGCGATGACGCAGGTAAAGCACTGCACTACATGCACAAGCTAGCCGAGTTCAACGATGCGCAAACGAAGTAAGTATCGGCCTAAGCCTTTACTAGTTAACCCCTTGGGCTATGTGCTTGAAAGTATGAAGCCAGTAGCACACCATGAGCAGTACCTTGTGGAACTTAAGATCAAGAACCACTTGGCCATGACAACCCTGACAAGGGGTGAAGCAACACGCAGTGACATTGATACATTGATTGCATCGGTCAACATAGTAGAAGCACTATACCGACTTGGGTTTGGTAAAGAGTATGCTGACGTTGTGCGCGATGGGTTAGATGCACTTCGTGATGTAGGTAAACGAGGCGTGGAGTCTGGTAGATTTATTTTGAAGTCAACTGAGATGAACGCGCTTAACTTGGTGATGGAACTGCACGATGCACAGATGGACTTAATCACGATCAAGGACATGGACAAAGCCGTTGAACTTGTGAAGGAAGAGTTTCGTCAACGCAAGATGCGACCTATTGTGGAAAGTAAAACATGAGCAACAAGGAGATTTTCATATGGATAGCAATATGCCTAGCCACCTTTTGGGCGTTTGTGTACCTGACAATAACAAGCGCGATGCTGTGACATGGCCGTTCCCCAACCAACCGCCTGAACACGAGCCACTACACAAACTGCCATTCAACATAGATAACTATGAGGATGCACCCCTATGACTAAAGACGAAGCATTACGCCTTGCATTGGATGAAAAAGTAACCCTTGGTGAATATTTAAGAGGGCTACGGCTTTGCCAAACTGATATGTCGTTAGAAAAAATGGCCAAAAAAATTGGCTGTGCAAAATCTTACTTGTCTGATGTAGAAAACAACAAGGTAATGCCCACGTTGGCAAAGTCAGCAATCATGGCTAAAGCCTACAAAACAAGTTTGAA